GTATCTATGTCTTTAGAATAATCGTTAATCCATTGAGGAAGTTCAAAGATTTTATTTTCAGAGAGAAAGAGTATCATCATGGGTATGAATGCTTCTGTACTGTACCTAGTTATAAATGACATCATTAATCCGAATGTAATTGTATTAAAATTTGGACCCCATCTAGATTGATCACCTGTATAAACTAATTTAACGTCATGACCAACTATCTCATTTATAGTAGAAGTTAATTCATTCATCTTATTAGAAACTGGAAGTAGATCAGTACTAGATTGTGAACCTAATTGTCTTGAATAAGCTTCAGCAACAGATTGGAGGACTCTAAATAAACCATTGAGTATTGATATCTCTCTGTTACCTCCTACTTGATCCTTTGGGAACAATCTCATGACCAGGTCTAGAACATTTGAATTAAGCAAGTCATATAGCAACTCAGCTGTAGTTTTAGCATCAAATTCTTTCATTAAGGTTGTTATACTCTCTGCTGCCGTACAATCCATTGGCATTTTAGCTGTAGTACTAGCTTTTGAAGTAAGTAACTCAGAAATATGTCTAACAGATCCCTGATGTTTAATCTTATTTATACCATGGAAATTGTTAAAAAGCCTCTGTGACATTAGTAATATAGAGATTGGTGAAAATGTGAATCTACCATTAGTTTTAGATGATAGTTTTTCAACAACTGTTAGATGTCTTATAACATCGGATTTCTTAAAATTATTAAGTATTAACTGGTCAAAATCATCATAAATTTCCCTTATAGCTAAATCATGCTTTTTGCAGAGATTAATTTCTTCAAGTATTTCAGACACCACATCTTTAAGATGTTTTGTTTTTCCATATATCTTGCTTGGACATAAATTCAGTAAGAAAGTTTCAAAACCATGATGCTCATACTCCAATCCTAATATAGGTGTCTTCCCAATAGGTAGGCTGTCTAATGAATTCAAGTATGACAGGATAAAGTATAAACTGCATTTTTCCTTATGAGATTCCTTAATTTCTTTAAGCATTTTAAAGATTGCCTGATCTATTCTACTATTGTTCATACAACAACCAGATGATATATATCTGTATGGTTTTAGAATCTTGCTTACTCCCCAAGAGTTTTCTACTAACAATCGACCAAGTATTAAGATAAATCTCCTGACCTGATCATCTGAAGGATTAATAGTTAAAAATGCTATTAGTACACAGGCCATTCTTTCAGCTCCAATAGTGTAAGCATCTACATCAGCTTTCCTCCATTTTTCTGTTCTAATTAACTGACCATTTTGCTC